TGACGTCGAAGATGTCCGTGACGGACACCGTCACGTTCTCGTTGACGGCGGCGGTCTCGATGGCATACCCGGTGGTATAGTTGGAAATCCAGCAGCCCTCGTATACCGTGGCCACCGCTTGGAGCGGGATGCTATTGCCGAGGTTGTTGTACCCGCCCTCGTTCGGGATGTCGGCAGCCGTCATGTCGGGCGTGCCGCCCCCGGTGCCCGCAGCGTTTCCGGGGTCAACGGAGGCCAGTGCGCTGAACACGATTTCGGTCTTGATGTCGAACGGCCAGCGGTGGTGACGGATGGAGCGCACGCCGCCAGAGACTCCGGCCTTGTAGCCGAGCACCTGCATGATGTTGGCGAGGTAGAGGCAGGTCCTCTGGATGACGATGCTCAGGGGCTCGGTGACGCCCGGCACAAGCTCGGCAACTTGGTCGCCATAGCCCAGGCCACGAATGGTCTCGACCGTGCGGGTTTCGGAGATGTTGAATTGGGAAGTCACGCCCAGCTTGACGAACTTCCCGACCCCCACCACGTCCGTGAAAATCTTGAAACGGGACGAGATGACGGATTCCGTCTGCGGGCTTGCCCCCTGCTGGTATATGTACCCACCCTGTGCCATAACTTTTCTCCTTAAACCGCCGAAGCGGCTTGTTCAATCAAAGGGGTAGAAAGTAGTTTTTCGTGAAAACACTGGGCTGGTTTAGGCTCATTAAACTCTCTTCCAAGCCTTTTGGCCATCCCCTTTCTTCCCTGCCAACTAATGTACTCAGGTGTTCTGCGGGATGATATATCCCTCAACGCCCTAAGTTCATTATCACTCAGCTTTCTGGTCTTTCGCCCTTCAACCCATTCAACTGACTTCTTTTTACCCTTGCGGTTTTTTGACATCAGCCATTTCGTAGCCTCGGAATGGTTCCTTCCTGCCATGGAGCTTCCGGCTACTTTGGCAATGTTGTATCCCGAATTCACCGCATCAAGAGCATCTATGGTTGCCTGTTCAAGCTGAAACAGGCTATACTTGGGACAATGTACAACTACCTCAAACTCAAAGGCTTTCGCTCCGTACTTATCCCAAGCATGCTGTAGCTTGGGATTATCGTGAGTCCCCGTATTTAATTGCTTGACGTGGCGTCCCCACCTTGTTTTAATGGACGATGCGCTCCCCACATAAACCTTCTGGTTTACGATGTTACGGATTAGGTATACGCCACTGCCCATACAGGCTTTTTACCAGTCCTTGCCGTGGGGCTTGTCTTTGTGCTCCCTCTTCTGCTTCTTTTCGCACTGCTTGCAAAACTCCGAGGCATAGCCGCCGTGCCTGTTGTTGTGCGGTGCCCCGCATCCCTCGCACCGGGGGTCTTCTTCCCCGGCAGCCAAGATGAGGCTGTCGAGGAGGCCGCCCTTCTTCTTGCTCTTCTCCTTCACCTTGAGGGCATCCGCCTCTGCTTCTTCCTGCATCCTTTGCCTCCCTAGGACCTTGGCGGCCTGACCGAGCAGGTCGTAGGCCCGGAAAATGGCCTCCACCGCCTCCCGCACGAACCGGGAGTTGTTGACGGTGGTGATGTCCTTGGCGTCCAAGTACATCTCCTTGAGCCGGTCGGCCAAGGTCTCCACCTTCTTGAGCGCCGTGCTGGCCTTCATCGCTTCCTTGTCGGCAGCAACCTTGACGGAAGCCTGCAATGGATTTCCGCCATCGGAAGCTACCCCGTAGTCTGCGGGGTCCACAGACCCCTGTACTGTTGGGTTTGCTTGCCATGCTTCCTCGGCGCTTTGGAACCCGAGACGCTCGGCCAAACCATACATCTCGGAGTAGCTCTGGAACTCCTCGAAGTTGGAGTAGACCTCCTGGAGCTTGCTCTTCCACATGGCTTGCTTGCTGCCGTTCAGGGCGATGGGCTCGACGGTCTTGGGGCGGTCGAGCTTCGCCGGTCCCTCGTCTTCCAGCTTATGGGCCTCAGCGATTTCCTTCACGTTCTTGTCGCCTTCCTTGACGTCCATCGTGTCCTTGTCCTCGACGAAGTTGCTCTCGGCGCTACCGGCAGCCTGCTTGAGGACGTAGGCGTCGATGTCCCGATGGAGGGCCGCCAAGTTCTCGCGCAGGGTGCCTTCCTTCTTGTTGTGGATGGACCATGCCGTGGCATAGGCCTTGTCCTTTTCGCCGGGGTACTGCTCCTTGAGGTCGTGCATCAATTCTTCGCTGATGCCGGGCGGCGTCACGGCTACCTTCGCCTCCGATGCGGCGATGTTGAGACCGCCAAAGCTGAAAGTGTCCATCTCAGGCGTGTTTTCGGGTTCCATACAGTTGCAACTCTCCCCTTCCCTTACGCTGTCACCGCATTCCGGGCATTCAAAAAACCTGACCCAGCTCTCGGATTCCGGGTCCCACGTCTTTTTCTGGTTGGGGCACCCGGTCTCATGGCAGGGTATGCCATTGATGCTCAGCATCTCGCACTGGTCGCAGCCGGGGTTTCCCGCAAGGGTGCGGCCCACGGATTCCGCCAGCTTGAGGCCGTCGAAAAGCTCCAGGCCCGAGGCCGCCTTGCCGGTCTGCTGCTCGACCTCCACGGGGCGTCCCTTGAGTTCCTTGCTGAGCGCCTCGATGAAGTCCATCAGGGCCTTGTCGTTCGGGTCGGCCTGCTTGGCGATGGCTGAAATCATGTCCGCAAGGCTCTTGCTGGACATCTGCTTGATGTCGGCGGAGACGTTCCCGTTTCCGGGCTGGGTGACCTTCGGCATCTGCGGGGCTGGTGCGGCTCCGGGCGCTGCGGGCGCGGCTGCCGGTGCCGCCCCTGCCGGTGCCGGTGCCGCTGGCATTGGCTGGGCGGTCTTCTTGGCCGCCAAACGGGGCACCTCGGCCTCCTCGGGCTGCTTGGCGTCCTTCTCCTCCCCACGGTCGGTGACCCATGGGTCGGAGCCTACAGATGCAGTCTGCGCCTGCGGGGGCATGCCTGTTACCTCCATGTTCGTCTGGAAAGCATTGCTCATCTGGAGCACCCAGGCGACGTACCGCTGGGCCGTCTGGGCGAACTGCGGGTATGCTTGGTCGTCGAGGTTGCCTTGCATGGCGGGATTGGAAATCACGTTGGAGAGCCAACGGCTGACCTCCCCCATCCTCTGGAGGCGGGGGTCGTTGACGGACTGCAAGATGGGGATAAGGTTCTTGGCCGCCTCGGCTGCCTGCCGCAAAGTTTGAACGCTGACCAGAATCTTTGCCTTTTTCCTGCGTGCTATGAGCTTGGATTTCATCCTTCTCTCCTAAACGTCCACGGGCGGCAACGGCTGCGGCAGCGGGAGGTTGCGCAGGGCCGCCATGGCGGTGGTGATGGCATCGACCATCGCGTTGTACCAGATGTCGCGGGCCGTCTCCGGGTACGGCGTAATGCTATCCAGAGGCCCCTGTATAGGGGCTGAAGAGTTGGGGTTGTAGGACGGGTTGCTGTAAATTACCGGGCTGAGGCCGCTGACCGGGGAAGACGGCAGCGCCACCATGAACTTGACCGTCTTGGTGCTCATCTGGGTAGTTATCCCGACGAAATATTGGCTGCACGGGAAGGTGAAGCTGAAGTTGGCCGGGGGGCTGGCACCGGGCACGGGTCCGACGAAGGTGCCGTTCCCCACCAAGGATATCTGCGGGTCGCCGTAGGCGGCAATCAAGGCCTTGTCATTGGCATCGTCCGGGTCGCCGATGAACAAGGCCTGTAGGCGGATGCTGATTACCCCGCCTGCCTGCGTAGTTACCGGATTGATTTGCATGCTCCCACCTTAGCGGGGAAAATCCTGCTTAGGATTTCCCCCAAGGTTTTTACAGACTCGTCGTCACCGTGAACGTCACGGAGATGTAGAGCAACGAGAACATCGGCTTGAACGTGACGGTTACGTTGACCGTGGTCGGGTCGCTCGGGTCGGGGATGACGACCGGGGTCGTGTACCCGCTGATTATCTCGTTGTTGGCGAGGGACGTCAAGCGGGAATTGCACACGATTTGGATGTCGGTCGTAAGGCCCGTGACCAGCTTGCGCCCGATGAACTGCTTGAGGTCGCCACGGAACTGCTGGCAAACGTAGTCCGTGACCGTGGTGCAGGTCGGCTCGGACGTAATCGGGTTGCTCGGGTCGGTGCTCTTGTAGTGGCGGATGTTGAGCGCCCCGTTGTTGTTGGTCAGGCAGGTCAGCCCGTTGGCCGCCATCTGGTTCATGGTCGTGTCGTCGTAGGTGACCAGGAGGCGGCTGAACCCGACGAGGTCTTGGTTCGTCAGGGTGGTCGCCACGTCGTTGGCGGGGTTGGTGTTGAGCCCCGCCATGGCGGCGGCAATGAAGCTGCCGTCCACGGCGTACTCGACTTGCTGCCCGTTAAGCGAGTTGGTGATGAGCACGCCTGCCGCTGGAGCGCCCATGGCAATCATGCGGGCGTTGGCGAGCGACTGGGCGTTGTTCTGCATCTGCACCGGGGTAGTGTTGGTGGCATAGCCCACGAACCCGATGGCCTCGCCCTTGTTCCTCACGTTCGCCTGCGTGATGAGCTGGCGGGAGAGGAACTGGTGGACGGCGGTGCTGACGCTGAGCGGGACGACGACGTTCGCCTTCTGGTTGAGCCCCGGCAGGTTGACGGTGAGCGTCTGGATGGCGGCCTTGAAGCTGGCATCCGAGGCGGTGTTGAGCCCGGCCTGCTTCGGGACTTGGATGACGCCGAACTGCTGCGCCCCGTTCTGGGTAAGGAACTGGACGCCGAGGCTTACCCGGTTGATGGTGTTGGGCTGGCCGTAGGCGGCGTAGGCAGCCGTGGCCGTCGTGTAGAGGGTGATGGCCATGTCGGAGGGCTGCTTGGCGGTCTGGAAGGTGATGTAGTAGAACTCGCCGATGGCAGGCTGGTTGCCGGACTTGTTGAAGGTCTGGATGATGGCCGTGTCCCCCGCGCTCGCCCCGAAGGTCGTGATGACTTGGGTGCCCAGACCGGCGATGGCGACGTAGTTGTTGTATTGGGCGAGGCTGTCCGGGAAGTAGGTCGTGCCCGTGTAGCGGGGCGTTTCGCTGCTGACCTGGAACACCAGCGTGTCGCCCGGCTCGAAGTCGTATATCGGGTCCGGGAGGTTCTGGTATCCGTAGCTGAGGGCATCCTGCGGGGAAACGATGGTGAACTTCAGGTCGGTGGTTCCGTCGACGTAGGTCTGGTCGAGGTAGCCGAACACGCCGCCCGAGCCCGTGACCTCATGCGTCGCCGGGTCGAGGACGTTGAGCCCGCCGGAGCCATGGGGGTTGTTGCTGGTCACTTGGTAGCGCAGCGAATACGGCTCGGGATTGGCCGGGTCCACGCCCCCGGCGAGATGGAGGGCGGCTGCGGTCGTGACGGAGCCGGGGGTGATGATTTCCACCAGCACCGTGCCGAAGGTGGTATGGATTCCGCCTCCAGCCAGCGTGGCAATCTGGTTAGTGGTCGTGACGCCGTTGAAGACGATGGCGTTGATGGTGACAACCGGAGGGCCATAGGTGCCGGTATTGTTGATGGCGATGGTGATGGCGTCCCCGCCAGCGCCGGGCATGGTGCAGAAGAACAGGAGCCCCTGCGTCTGGAGGTATGCCTGCGCCCCCGGATTGAGGTCATGGCTGTAGCCGTCGTTCACGAAGGTGAGGGTGACGGTCTCGTCCACCTGCCCCGGAGCGTCGTACAGGTCGGAATGCTTCTGGGGCCAGACGATTCCGGTATCGGCAAACTCGCCGGACTGGGTGACGTGGCTGTCCGTGGCGTCGAAGCTGACCACGGGCAGGACACGTCCGACCTCATCCTGCATGGTGTAGGTGCCTTGCCCGGAGATGCCGGGCGTGACGACGGTGGCCGTGTAGGAGTGGTCATTCAAGGTATTGCGCCAGTACGTGGCGTAGACGTTGGCCCCGAACATGGGGGCGTTGTAGAGGGTGAACTGGCCGGTGGCCCCGGTCAGGGCGATGACCCTCTCCGAGGTCCCCGGCTCGTAGCTTTCCAGGGCCTCCACGGGGTTGAAGCCGACATAGACTTGAATCTTGGTCGGGTCGTCGGTGACGATGCCGTAACCGGTGCCGTCGACCGGGGTGTCGGGCAGGGTGAAGACGAGGTTGCTGCCGCTAGAATCTCCGCTGCAAAGGCGGAGGTAGACCATCTCGTCGAGGAGGAAGGTGTTGATGTCCAAGGGGCCGAACGGCGAGGTGGAGCCCGTGCCGGAAACCCCTACCGTGGTCGTGGTGCTCGCGCCCCAGTTGATGACGCTGTTGCCGTTGGAGTCCGTGCCGAGGCTGTAGTCCGTGTCTTGGACGAAGTCCGCACGGTTCGGACCCAAGCCGACCTCCACGATGGAGGAAACGTCCTGGGCCGGGATGATGTCGTAGGTGTTCTGGTACGTGTTGGTGTAGTAGCTGATTTTAACCGTGGAAGGGAAGGTGACGGGGCTGGACACGGTTATCTGCCCCATGAGCCCATTGACGGAGGCTACGTTGACCTTGCTTCCGTTCACGATGACGGTGACGTCGTTCGGGTCGGTCGTGACGACGCCCCCGCCGGAGCCGTCAACGATGGGCACCTTGGACACTTGGAACAACGTGTTGGTGTTCGGGCCGAGCCCGCCTTCGAGGACGTAGTAGGCCGGGTAGAGAGGGGAGAGGACCGGAGGGGAGCCCGCATAGACCGGCTGTCCCGCCGTCAGGTGGCCTGCGTCAAAGGTCGGGATGCTCGCCTGGATGAGGAGGTAGAAGTCCTGCAAGGTACGCTTTCCTCCCCCCACCTTGGCGATGTCGAGGGCGATGGAGTCCGTCCCCGCCCCGGAGATGGCCTGCGTATCGAGCACGCCGGTCCCCGGAGGGGAACTCAGGGTGTCGTCCATGATGCTGATGCTGATGCTGTTGCCCGTCACGCCGGGGAGGCTGACGCTGACCGGCAGGTAGTTGCCGTTCGTGTCATAGACGTCGCCAGCGGCGAAGCTGGGCACTTGGTCGGAGACGTCCTCGCTGGGCACGAAGGTATCCGTCCGCAGGAAGTAGTAGCTGATTTCGACGTTGTCGCCCGGCGTCATGAGTTCCTGCGTGGAGAAGTCGCCGGTCGTCCCGTCCAAGGAGATGACGGTCAAGGGGATGCCGTTGTCGGTGACCTGTAGGTAGGCAGGGTTGTTGGTGACCGCCGAGCTTCCGGGTCCCGTGACGTTGCCCCCGACCACTACGGGGAAGTAGGTGGTGTGGGCTTCGTTCGTTATCCCCGTAATCTGGTTGGAGATATTCTCATTCACCACTTGCGGCTGGGCGACGTTGGAGGACCCACGGAACAACTCGACGTTGTTCTGCTGGAAGTACTCCTGTCCCTCGCCGATGATGACGGGGATGCGGGCATTGGTGAAGAGGGGCTGCCCGGCGTTCGCAATCACGACGTTCGTATAGACCCCTGGAGGTGCGTAAGACCCAAAAAGTGCCATGTTCGTCTCCTGTTTCATTCTTCTAGCCCAGCCATCAAGCCGCTGGGCGGGCGCTTGCTACTGCCTCACCTATGGGGATGGAAGTCAGTTTCCTGTTCGCATTCCGAAGTAAACAGACTTCCCCCTATAACAATTTTTCCTGTGCCGAGGGAGGGATGACCACTTCCCTGAGCCTCGCCTTGGGGACGCCCCGCCAATCGTCGTGGGTGGTTGCAGACAAAGCCTTTGCTCCCGATTCCTGGCGAATCTTGTCCCTTTTCTTCTGGCGCTCGTGATACCTTTCCCACCGCTTGGCGGCATCCGCTCCAACGGTCACGTCGAATGGTTGGTTGGACATATTGACCGTCGAGATGGAGGGTGCCCCCCTGAGTTGGTACACGCACTTTCCCTTGCATGCGGTCCTCGGGCAGGGGCGGTCCTCGAAGGTCGCCGTTTCCATGGGCATCAATTCCTCTAAGGTCAGCCCACAGGTGTTGCACCGAAAAGCGTAAATTGCCATAGAATTCCTGTCCCGCCTCGGGCGGGGCATTGCTCTCTGCCGGGGCTCTTGCAACAGCCCTATAAAAGAAAAGGCATAGTCGTTTTATGTGTTGGGGTTAAGAGACTACTGGCTTCTTTAGACAGGAGAGCACATGGAGACGCTTACTCAAGGCAAGCCGTTGGGGCCGGGGGACCTGAGCATCCTCGTAAGGGATGCCAGCGGACGGCTAATCGACCCCGTCGTCATAGCCTATTCGATATTCCAAATCACGGACAAGGTGCCGGTGGCGGGGCAGCGGGCCTACGATTACGACTTGGAGCAGCCCAACCACATGCCCGTCACCAACCCGGAGACCAACTTCGTCCTCATGACCGAGCCGAAGCTGGTGCCCTGCCGGGCCTCGCAGGGGGCATATTTCGTGAGGATGGCGGTCCCCACCGTATGGAAGGGCATCTTCCGGCTGGTATGGTACATCGTCCAGTACCCGAACGAGCCCGAGAACCGGGTGTACGAGGACTTCATCGTCCAGCCCATCGACCCCGCATCGTCCAGCTTCGAGGCCCCCAGCGCCATCATCGCCCAGAGGCCCGTGACGACCAACAAGTATACCCCTGCCATCATGATGGTCAGGGAGTTGCTCAGCGACACGTGCCCCGACCGCAACTACCATTTCCGCCCGCCGACGCCGGGCAAGGTGGTCGCCGGGTACACGACGCGGGTCGGCTACATCTGGCTCGACCCCACGATAATAAGGATGTTGGACATAAGCATCTCCAAGCTCAACACATGGAACCCCAAGAACCTGACGAGCTTCACCTTGGACACCGTGCCGAGGGATTGGGCCAACTGCGCCTCGCTCGGGGCAGCAAGCTCGTGCCTGTCCGCCGAGGGAGCACGCTGGGCCGCCGACGAGTTCAGCTACAGCCTGAACGGGGTAAGCCTGGACATCAACAAGTCCCAACTCTACATGAGCTTGGGGCAGACGTACCAGCAGGAGTTCCAGGAGTGGGCACCGCTCATCACGGCCATCCGGCCCTATAGTGCAGGGTTGAGACAACAGCGTTGGCTTTTGGGCTAGTGACAGGAAATTTGGACTATCCACAGTATTTATATGTGGAGGTTCAAATGTTTATCTATCTGATTGTCAACCACGAAACCGGAAAGTATTATGTGGGTCAGCATAAGGGCAACAACCTAAAGAAGTATCTCCAGACTAAGCTTTCAGATGCCAAGCACCATCGAGGTGGGCAATCATACCTCTTCAATGCGATGCGGAAGTATCCTCAGGCTACACTGTGGTCCATCCACGCCCTCCGTTCCGACATCCAAACCAAAGCCGAGCTTGACCAGACCGAAAGAGGCTTCATCGGGTTCCTGCGGTCGCAGGACCCCGAATTTGGCTATAACATCTGTAGGGGTGGAGAGGGGTTCACGGGACTGCATACTGCGGAAGCAAAAAGTAAAGTCACTAAGGCCCTAAAGCAACGATGGGCACAACCCGGTTTCAGAGACCACTGGCATACGCTCATGACCGGGCATCCCATATTCCCTGAAACCATAGATAAGATAAAAGCCGCCCGTGCAAAGCAAGATGAAGCACCACGGATTGAAGGCTGTCGGAAATGGGCGGCAGAGCATCCTGAAGAGATGTCTATGCGCCTTTCCCATAAGGCTCATGTGTTAGGGGGGAAATCGGGGTCACGAGAGAACAAACAAAGAGCAGGAAGGTTAGGCGCTGCCCGAGGCATGGTAAAAGCTCACCATACCCGTTGGCATGTCAACCGAGGGCAGATAAACCCAACGTGCCCCCTCTGCAAACCACCTTTTGTATAAAACTTCTCATCTCTTTAACAGGGTAGAAGTACTCAGAGGAAGGAGTAAGGGTGAAACGAATAATTTTTCTCCGCCATCCCCAAACGGCCTACAACCTGGAGCCCATAAGGCTGCGTGGGGCGCTCGACGTACCCCTGTCCCCTGCCGGGTTTGCCCAAATACCGGAGATAGTAGAAAAGCTGAAGGGCCGATATTGCTGCATCAAGCAGGTGTACTCCAGCCCGCTGGAAAGGGCCTCCATCCTGGCGACCACCGTAGCCCACGAGTATGGGCTGAAGGTGGAGAAGCTGGAAGGGCTGAAGAGCCGCGACTACGGAATCATGAACGGCAAGACCGTGGAGGAGGTCAGGGACGTCTTGGGAATCCTCTCCACGGGGGCGGGCAGGGATTTGTTCCCCAAGGGCGGGGAGTCCATGAACTCCTTCCTCGAAAAGCTGATAGAGGCCATCAAGCAAATCATCTACCAAGCCCCCGAGGACGGCGAGGTGATAATCTCCACCCACCTCCAGAACATCATGCTGGGGACGAAATGGCTGTTTGATGGATTGCCTGAAATATCAGACTTTACATTCACTTATAGCGAAGAGAACGAGATACAGCCGGGCGAGTGGATAGAGGTCAAAAGGGATTGGGTAAAGGTCAAGAGCAATGATTAAATGGTGGTTTGTAGGATTTTTGATGGAGTCCCAACAGTAAGACTCCACCCTAAAGGTTGGAGATATGTTCCTAACGATGCGGCAACCTTCCATGCATCCAAATCAACCTGTTTTGGACGAGGACGAACTGGTCGATACTCGGTACCTACGGTTTTAATGAAAGGACCTTCACCAAACACAACAATCCCTGAAAGCCTTTTATACCACCCATTGGGAGCCTCAAGCAAATCAGGAACAACCGGATTGGACTTCAACCAATCGTTAAAACCGAATACCACAAAATCTTGAACGTGGCTCTCCCGAATTCTTTCGGCGATGTGGGCTTTAAGCTGAGGGGGATACTTTTTAAGGTCTGTCTCTAACTTAGTGGTTGACATCGAACATGGCCTCGACAATCTTTTCGCAGATGGCCAGTTCTTCCGGGGAACCCGGTATTGAAGCGTCCCTTTCCTTGAAGAGTTCTTTGACCCGCTTCATATAATTGTCTGGTCCTAAAGCTACACCCGCGCCTGTCTCCAGTGCCATACTCGCCTCTCCCTAACTAAAAACCTCATAGTCAAAACTCTTCTTTATAATACGATAAAAACAGCAGAAAAGTTTCAGTTACCAAGCCACTGAACAGGCTCTTGTAACATATAATACATCGGTTTTTCTTGAAAATCGGGGGGTTTTTGCATGGATAAGACTTCCGATTTCTTTAGTGAATACGCCTCTTCAACGGCTTGCAGCCAAAGGCGGAACAGGTATGGCATGATATCCGAACTTCTCGTTCTCAATAGCTCCTACGTCGGAAGCAGGGATTTGTGGTGGACGGACGACCCCGAGGCCACCACGGGATACAACGTCTACCGGGCGTACGACCATCCCAGCCAATGGACGAAGCTCAACCGGGGAGGGGCGTGGAAGGGCCACTTCTGGAGGGACCAAGCCGCCCTCGAAGAGGTAAGCTATACCGTCAAGGCGGGGGACTGGGTAGAGAGGGGGGAGATTGGCCGATGGGGGTTCAAGCTCCCGGAAATCCCCTATTCCGACATCATCCGCACCCGCCCCAAGGTCGCCACCAACCCGGACGACGTCTCCCTGACCCTCGTGGACATAACCAACAAGCTCTCGGAGATACGCCCCGTCGAGGTGCGGGCCTTGGACCAGACGGTCTGGCTGCCCATGGACAACACCCTGCCCACGGGAGGCGCGGTCACCGACCTTGCGCAAGTGTACACCGACGCGGTGTGGCAGGCGAACTACTCCGGGGTGCAGGAAGTCAGGGTGACCTACAAGCGCCTCGCCAACTACGTGGACATCTACACCTCGCTGGCCCGGCAATTCTACACCGTGGTGCCGGTGGGGGAACGCGGGGAACTGCACCGCCCCGGAGCGCCCAACACCAAGGTGGTGAACACGCAGGAGGTCGATGCCCTCACGTGGGAATATGCCGAGATGATGAGGCGCAACCAGTGGGTTTTCGAGCAGGTGGGGGAGCCCGCCTATGTCCTGTTCCGCCGCTCCCGTGGGGAACCCTGCGGCTGCACCCGGCCCGAGGCGGGGCTGGGGACGCCGAGGACGGGCTGTCCCTCCTGCTTCGAGACCGGCGTGGTGGGAGGCTATTACGGGCCTTACGATATCCTCTACGTGCCGCCCGACACCGCCCTCGTCCGCGAACTCGACGAAGGCGGGGGCATCAAGGCGACCCGCGAGAGCCGGTCGTACCTGACCAACACCCCCATCGTGCAAGATGGCGACATCATCGTCCGCAGGACGGGCGAAAGGCTTGTCATACATGGGGTCACGTACAAGCAGCCGAGGGGGATACTCCTCCAGCAGGACTTCGGGACGGAGCTTCTTAAAGAGGGAGACACCCGCTACCTCATCCCCATCAACACGGGCCTTCCGACTCTATACAACCCTGTAGTGAGGGACAATCCCGACCAAGGTATCGACCCCCACCATCCCAAGGGGGACGGCGAGCCCATCTACGACGCCCGCGTGCAGCCGAACAGGGAGCCTTGGGAGAACACGGTGAACATTCCGATTGGCCGCACCGTAACTTTCGGGAAAATAGAGGCTTAGATGGCAAACGGAAGGGCTACAGTCTATTTTGGCCGCCATGGCCACACGGAATACAACACCAAGACGGGCGACTCCCTGGACAGCCGCATCCGGGGGTTCAAGAACGTGCCCCTCGACGAGGAGGGGCGGAAGCAGGCGAAGGAGGAGGCCCAGAAGTTCAAGGACATAAAGGTCGCCGAAATCTATTCCTCCGACCTCGACCGGGCCGCCGACACCGCACGGGAAATCGCCAAGGTGACCGGCGCTCCCCTTTACCTCATCCCCAACCTGCGCCCGTGGGACCTGGGGAACTGGGCCGGGGAGTTCGTCCGCGACCACGAGAAGGAACTCGAAGCATTGCAACAGAAGATGGACACCCCCGCTCCGGGCGGCAGGTCATACGGGGAGTTCTACAACCGGGCGGTCAAGATAGTCAAGTGGCTGAAGGAGAGGGCCGTCAAGATGAACGAGGCGGGCAAGGGGGCGATAGTGGCCATAAGCCATTCCCGCCTGCTCCTCGCCCTGCCGTGCATCATCCACAATGGCGACCCCCGCACGATACCCCAAGGGGGAGGGGCGACGACCGGACAGGTCCTCGAAATCCAGAAGGAAGACGGGAACTGGGCGCTGCGGACGCTCGACGACGAGGTCATGGAAGAGGAAGAAACGCAGGATTTGTCCAAGAAAGGCGACTATGCGAGCCTTAAGAGAGGGAAAGCCATGAAGATGGACGCAGATGGAATGACGGACGTATTGGTCAAGACCGCACGGGTTTTGTGCGAATCCGACCACCCCAATGCCGACCAGGACTTGCAGGCAATCGTAGGCGACCCGACCGACGTCCGCACCTCGACGTTTGCCCAGTTCACGGTCAATCCGGGAACCTTGCAGCTTCCCAATCCCCTATCCCCCATCCAAGGGGACGAGGTGTTCTTCGCCTACATGCTGCCCGGTGCCGTGTTCCAGGCACACGACGGCAGCGAATGGAACATCCTGTACTACGGCTCCCCGGACGAAATCCAGATTGAGAACCGCTGGTACCCGAGGATTCAGTCCATCGTGGCCATCGGCGACATCCGGCGCTCCATCCACCAGTGGATAGAGCCCGTCACCCAGACCGTTCCGCCGCCGCCTCCGGGCGTCGACTACTCGGCGCTGCCCGTCAAGATTATGGACAACGACGACAACGTCGGGGACATCGACCAGCTTACCGACAAGTCCACCATTAGCAGGGGAAGTAGCTGGTAATGGATGGGCTTGTCGTCCTCGACATGTCCGCCGCTGCCCGATGGTCGGCGACGTCTTTGGCAGGGATGCAGTATTAGGCAAGTGAAGGGAGAAACACTATGTTGCTAGAAATCTTAGGGGGGGCAGTAGCGCTCGTGCTCGTCGGCGGCGGGTTCGCCGGTTGGCGCATCAGTTCGTCGAAGCTTTCCGCCATCCAAGCGTACTTGGAGTCGGAGGAAATCAAGGCCGTGGCGGACGTGAAGACACTGATTGCCAACCTCAAGGCCAAGCTGTAAATCATCAGCTTGAAAGTCCAACCGCAAGACCGACAACCGTCCGTGCTCGACGGCATGGGCGAAGAGGAGGAAAGTCATGGTAATCACCAGTACGGTAATCACGTTGTTCTTCAGCCATATCGTGGCCATCTTGGCCGGATGGTGGGCGAAGGCAAAGTCGGTGGCAAAGGCCGCAGAGGCGAAAGCGAAGCCCGAGGCCGAGAAGGTCCTAGCCGACGTCAAGGCAGAGGTCGCGAAGCTGGAAGTCGATGCCGAGACGGACGCGAAGAAAGTCATCGCCGCCATCAAGAAGCACCTTTAATCGAAACCCACGGTTCCCTTGCCTATACGGTACTAAATAGAGGGGAGCCTGTGCTTGTTTATAAGGTCACAAATCGAGTAAACGGCAAAGTTTACATCGGGAAGACCATAAGAACCCTTGAATCCCGATGGAAGCAGCATATCTACTATGCCAACAGGGGAAATCGGCCTCCCATAGCGATAGCCATCAGGTCATATGGACCGGATGCTTTTGATGTGTCTCCTCTTGCTTTTTCCAACTCCCTTCCAGAGCTTAATGACCTTGAACGAGAGTATATCCAAGAGTTCAGGTCCTACGACAGAAAATATGGATACAACCTAACACTTGGTGGAGATGGAGCATCCCCCGGAGAACTCAACCCAATGTTCGGTAAGACTCATACAGACGAAGTTAAAGAAAAACTGAGGCAGTTTCATTTGGGTAAAAAACACTCCGAAGAAACCAAGAGGAAAATCGGAGACTCCGAACGAGGGGAGAAGAACGGCTTCTATGGTCGGCATCACTCGGAAAATACCAAGGCTCTCCTTAGCGTCCGTTGCGGAGTACCCAACATAGGGAAGAAACGTTCCCAAAAAACGAAGGACAAAATAAGCGAAGCATTAAAGGGGAGAACTTGTTCCCCAGAGCATCGCCTTCACATTAGTGAAAGCAAGAAAGGAACCCCCCGTAAACATCATTCAGAAGAGTCACGCCAGAAAATGAGTGAGATTAAAAAATTGTGGTGGAACAACAGGAAGTTGATGAAGAATAAGGAGTTATAAGTTGCTTGACCTCACCGGCGGAAATTTGGTGGCCTACGTAAGGCGCGTCGTCGAAGACGCCGTAAACCGGTCCCCCCGGTTCAGGCGCACCCTCGGCGAAGTGACCTCCCAATTCAACAACCAGATACAATGGAAGGACGTCCAAGTCACCATACGGGACGTGAACTCCTCAGGCAACCGCCTGTCCCCCGACTACTTCGTGTGCAAGGAATACGGAAGGGCCATCCTCGCCAAGATTCAGAGCAAGGAAGGCCAGTTCGTCGAGTGGGTGCAGGAGGTCGACGCCTCCCGGAATACCCCCGTCTCCGGGGTCTACTACCTCAACGTGGACGAGGTAAACGAGCAGACGAGGGACGTAGACTTGACCATCGAGACCTACCGCTGGGTGGAGGGCAAGGTATCCAATGCGCAGGGCTCCGTAGTGTACCTGGCTCCCGGCATAGACGGCACCACGCTCTTCGGCTATGTGGAGGGCAGGGGGAGCCCGCCGACGCTTCTCATAACGGCTGTAAACGACGGCACGTACCCAACCACGGTGGGAAGCAGTCCCCCGGTGCCCATCGACCTGCTCTTGTCGCCGAACGTAGGATACCTGTTGACCGACACCCCGGCTGGGCTGACCCTCTTCGCCGGTTCCCCCCCCTTCCAGCTTATCCCGCTGTTGGACTACTGGTACCAGCAGGCCCAAGACTTGGTGGTATGCCAGAGCACGGTGGGGGGCGAGGAGATAGTGGGGATTCCGAACGGACCCGTGGAGATACCGGAGGCCAGCCCCCCGGAGGCGGTGCGCCCCCTCATATCCTTCACCCTGACGGACCAGACGGGATACGAGCTTCGCCCCGGCATCGACTACACGTGGTACGCCTCCAACGACTGGCTGGAGCTTTCCCAATGGACGCCTGCGGGGAACACCCTGACCGCCCACATGGTCGTGAAGGTCGACCCCATGTCGGCCATCGGCACGAACCCGGAGAATTACCTGAACACGACGACGATGACCACGGAATCGCTGGCGGCGGGGCAGGTAATCGTGCAAAGCTCCAGCGGGGACTACAGCGCCCTCACGGTTGACGACAATGGGGTGGCGGTGTTGCCCACCCTGCTCATGCCGGGAGGCTGGTGCCGGTGGGAAGTGAGGGTGAATGCCGGGAGGACGGGCAGGAGGGCGAAGAAGTACAACCTCAACCAGAACGTCATCCCCGGCCTGCGCATCGCCATAGGCGACAACGTCATCAAGGACGACCAAGTCGCCATCGTCGTGTCCCCCACGGTATGCGAGACCTACGAGGTGTACGGCTCCAAGGAAAACGTGAGCTTCGTCCTGGAGTGCAGGGCCAACGACCTCCAGACTGCTTCGGACCTGAGCGAGCTGCTGCGCCGCGAACTGCTCATCTTCCGGCGTCAGAACATGGAGGCGGACGGCATAACCCTCTTCGAGGCCCCCCACTCCTACACGGGGGCGCAACGCGACCAGTCCGGCACCGCCCCGCAGTTCGTATACAGGGCGACGTTCTCGGCGATGGCCGACTGGAAGGTATTCGTCCCCCTGGTCACCCGGCTGGTGGACTTGGAAATCATCAACAGCGCCTACCAGACGAACTATCCGCCCATAACCCTCTCCCCGAGGGTGCGGACGTTCGGCATGACGGGCTTCCTGCAATCCTACAGCTAGGCCAGGGCGTCGTCAATCCTCCAGCCCGTCCGCCCGGTCGCCCGTGTTGCGGATGACCTGCACGACGCAATCGTCCCAAAGCTCATCCATGTCGTAATCCTTGTGAGCTTGAATGACAAGCTCTTGGTCGGTGACTCCGCAGGCCCTTAGATACCACTGAATCATGGGAACTTGGTCCCGGTTCCAGCCGACCCGAGCCGTGACGATGCGAACTTCTTTCCCCTCCGCAATCCACTTGCGGATGCGCTGCACCATCTTATCAATCGGCGGTCCAATATTGGTGCCGGGAATCGGCGGCTTGCTCATGTCGGCAAGCGTTCCGTCCAAGTCAACCCCTATCCAGCCCATCCTGTTCCCTTACCAGCACCAGTTCTGTCTGCCCCCAGTCCTGCGCTTCCACATATAATCCCTGATTTTCCACACCGCATGTTTGACGGTGTGCAAAACATACCAGCGAAACCAGTGCTCCCGACGTTTCCAAGGAACAACGCCGAGGGGTGGAGCGGGTCTTGCCGTCCATGCAAGTCTCCGTAAGGTTTCGACCATCTTACTCCCAGTATTTCCCGAACTCTCCCCCGAACACCTTCTTAAGCTTGTCGAGATAAGCGAGAGTCTTTATCTTGACCATCCAGCCGTCGCCCTTGGCAACGACCCCCTCCTCCACCGGATATTTCCCGTTCCGAACGCCATCAATAAATGGCCGGTTGAGGTTTCCCTCGTATACCACCTGTGCGGCATAGGGCAGGTCGCAGAACTCCTCCATGAACTGCCTTGGCGGCATGAGCCCCCGCTTGTACAGGTTGACGTCGAAGAGCCGAAGCTCCTTCGGGCCTTCGGGGATGTGCTTCCCGGCGAACGAGCCGGGTCCGAAGAACTCGGTGAACACGATGACCCTCTGCACGCCCCGCTCGATGGCGTTCGCACGCCGGGCAATCTCGTCCCCCATGGTGTCGAGGAAGATGGGGATGGCTTGGCCATACAATGGGTCGGTATGGTCGAAAAGCTGCGTCCGGGTGCCGAACTTGTGCCAGCCCTTCTTCTTCGACCACTCCCACCGCAGGTTGCTGCCGTCGTATTTCTCGAAGGCTATGCACGGACTCCCGAGGGGAGCCTTGCTTGCGCCGGGGATTTCAGGGTACTGCTTCACTTGCCCTCCCTTGGCCTTCTCGTGTCGGCAATCTCCCCCCAGGTTGCGATGTTGCGGGGCATCGAACGGACCCACGGCATGTTTCCGTCGCCGTGGGAGGCATTTATTGCCGCTTCCACGACATAGTGCGTGCTGATGACCTTCTCCGTGGGCTGCCTCATTTCTTTTCCTCCGCTTCTAGTCCGGCCTCCTCCTTGCCGTCTTCCATGCCCTTGCCGTATTTGCCATCCAAGCACTTTGGGCAAGGCGTAACCCGCAGGGTACGGATGACCCGATAGTCCCGAGTGCGCTCCTCGAACTCCGCTTCCAGCCGGTCTCCGCATTCGGCGCACTCTACCTCGACGTCGAAGCTGATTTCCACCGTCTTGGTCTCTATGGTAATGGCCATGTCCATTTCCTCACTTGTTGAACCCCGGATGCGCTACGCCCTCGCTGCTCTTGGGCTTGACCGCCATCCCCTTGAGGCGCTTCACGGTCTGGTACCAGTCGCGCCCGAGGCACTGCGTGGCGACCACCAGTTCCCGCAGGTGGGCGATGCTCAGCCCATTGGTTTCCTTCGCCCAGTTGTGCCGTTCCTCGCTCGTCAGGGCGTTGCCGAGGGTGAAGTAGAAATACTTCTCCCGTGCGGACTCGTTCGGCATCTGAATCAGCCTCACCTCGTCGAACCGGCTGGGGCGGTTGACGATGCGGGGGCCGAGGTTCTCCGGGTAGTTGGTCGTGGCCACGTGGACGACGTTGTTGACCTGATGCTCGCCGTCGAGGAGGCTGAGCAGGTTGTGCTCTCCTTGGTGCTCGATGATTTCCTCGATGTCCTCCATGATGACGATGAGGGGGCGCTCCGGTTCAATCCTTCGCAATACCCGGAGGGCGGCGATGCACATGCCCGGATTCTGGCAGATGATGACGATGCCGCCCCGCTTCACCAACTTCTCGATGAGCAGGGCGACCGTGGCGGTCTTGCCCGACCCTGCGGGACCCCACAGGAGGATGCCCCGCTTGAACAGGACGCCCCGCTCCTTGAATTTATCCTTGGAGTTCCAAAAGACTTCGATGGAGTCGATGACCTCCGTCGTGACCGTTTCCCCAAGGTCGAACAAGGTGTCGGTCATGGGCTTGGACTTGAGGAAATAGATGCGCCCTTCGTTGTCCTGCGAAAGGTTGTATACCCCCGGAGGGAGGTTTTTGCACGTCCGGGCAGCGGCGGAGAAGCTGCCGTTCGGATGGGCCTGCCACTGGCAGACCTCCATCGTGGCGACCTCCTCCGACCCGTCGTCTACGACGGGGGTATTACCCTTGGGAGGACGTGGGGATTTCTCCTTCGTAAGAGGGGATTCCTCGGTCATCTTTTCTTGCAGCTTGTTCCATTCGTCGTCTCCCGACGACGAGCGGATTATGTCTTTTCCCGCATATCCGGTCATTTTTCCGCTACTCCTCTTGGTACCGGTCGTATCCCTTGGCGATTCCACGGATTTCGTCGAGGGTCTGATGACGAATCATCTTCCCATCCTCAAATACCGTTTGGAGGACGTTTGCGGCGCAGGCGACCGTACGTGGGTTGCAATCTTCGTATTGTGCCGTCTCGAAGTCCCCGTCCGTGGTCAGGAACAGGTTGAAGCGCCCGCCGATGCTCGCCTTGCTCGGGTCGGTGAGGGTCAACTTGCGGACCTCGCTCCATTGGCTCCCGTCCCGCTTGATGGCGGAACACTTGATGGCGAACCGCATGGTGTCGCGGTTCTGCTGCTGCAAGAGCGCCCCGCCCATGCCATATCCCCAGTTGTCCATCGACCATCCCGCACGGGTCAAGTGCGAGTTGATGCGCAGGATGTTC